TTAGATAATGTATTGTGAACTGATTGATTCATTGTTCATCACCCGCTTGATGGTTTCGGCGAACATATCGGCAATGCTCAACTGTTTAACCTTGTCACATTTTTTAGAGTAGGGGATACTATCAGTAAATACCATTTCCGTTAGTGCGGATTCTTGTACACGGAAAGAAGCAGGGTCGGACATTACGCAGTGGCTGGCAATGGCACGGACAGATTTGGCTCCTGCTTCCAGCATGATGTTGGCAGCCTTGGTAATGGTTCCTGCTGTATCTACAATATCGTCTACCAATACTACATTCTTGTCTTTTACATCACCGATGATTTGCATGGTGGCAACCACGTTTGCTTTTTCGCGTGTCTTGTTGCACAATACCAGGGGTACACCGAGGTATTTGGAGAATGTGCTGGCGCGTTTTGAACCGCCGACATCCGGGGTGGCGATTACCAAGTCTTCCAGTTTCAAGGATTCAATATAGGGGAGGAATACTGCTGATGCATACAAATGATCCACCGGAATATTGAAGAAACCTTGAATCTGGTCTGCATGAAGGTCCATCGTAATCAGACGGTCGATACCTGCAACAGAGAGCAGGTCGGCCACCAGCTTGGCGCCGATGGAAACACGGGGTTTGTCTTTTCTGTCCTGACGTGCCCAACCGAAGTAAGGGATAACGGCTACAACGCTTTTTGCCGATGCTCTTTTAGCAGCATCAACCATCAGCAGAAGTTCCATCAAGTTGTCAGAATTAGGGAAGGTTGATTGAACCAGGAATACATGCGAGCCACGGATAGATTCCTCATAAGAGACTGCAAACTCACCATCTGCAAAATGGGTGATGTTCATCTTTCCCAGAGGGCAATCAAGGCTAGCGCAGATTTTCTCTGCAAGGTATCTCGAATTTGTTCCGGAGAATACCATAAAGGGTGCTTTTTCGCTCATTTGTGTAATAGATGTTACCTATTTGTTAATTTGCATGCAAAGGTAGGAATTTCCCGTTACATAAAACAAGAGTTATTGTATAAAAATTATTTTTCTTTCCCGGATTTATTCGTAGCTTTGCTTTATGAAACGACTTTCTTTTATATGGTTTGCGGGGTTGTTGTGCCTTTGTACAACAATGGTTTCGTGTGTGGGAACGGCACCCATGAAGGAAGTACGCCTTATCGACTCTCTAAACCAGGTGGCTTATGCTTTTCGTTATAAAAACCTGGATTCATCCTGCCATGCGGCATCAAGGGCCTACCGTGAAGTCAGCCTCTATAAACAAGGAAAAGCGGAAGCATCCAATAATCTGGGCTTTTGTGCTTTTATGCGCATGGATTTTGAGCAGGCCGAAAAGTTTCATATGGATGTCTATAATCTGACCAAGAATGAACTGGAACTCCTTATTGCCGACATCGGTTTGATGAAGATTTATCAGCGGACGGCGTTGAACAAGGAGTTCTACGATTATCGCAATAGTGCCTTGCACCGTATGAAAAGAATAGCGGAGGATGACAATCTGTTTGTGGACCAACACGAGCAAATGCGTTTGAATTATGCCCGTTCGGAATTTTATATTGTATCTGCTGTGTATTATTATTATTTGCAACAGCGTCCGGAAGCTGTAGCCTCTATTAATGAAGTTACTAAAAAACAAGAGTTGCTGGCAGATACCAATCAGCTGTTGTATTATCACTACATCAAAGGTTCTGCTGCCTTATGCGAGGGTGAGACACCGGATGAGCGAAGACTGAGAGAATTTGATGAGCTCTATACCGCATGGCAGTTGGCTTCGCGCAAGGGCTATCTTTACTTTGAGGGCAATGGAGTGCAGGGACTTGCCAACTTGATGGCTTCACCGGATAATTACGCATTTTTTCAAGACCGCCGCTCCCATGCCTTGACACGTTTTGGAGTACCGGTAGATTCGCTGCTTCCCATGCGTCTGGGGCAGTTGGCATTGCAAAAATTCAGCCAATACAAGGATTTGTATCAGATAGCAGGTGCATATGTATCTATCGGCAAATACCTGAATGCCCACAGTCACTATACAGAAGCTCTTGACACGCTAAAACTTGCTCTGGAATGTGTAAATGACCATCACCGCCTTTTCTATGACTGCCACGATAGTTTGGACTGGCTGAAAGCATTTGACCGTCGAGATACGATTTGTGCGGAGAAGGCATGGATGGAGCAGAAACTGAAAACCGTGCCCGAGTGGATTTCACGTATTCGTGAACAGTTGAGCGTTTCGTATGCAGGACTCGGGATGAAAGAAAAATCAGACTATAACCGCAATATTTACCTGGATATCCTTGAAGATACACGCCAGGATAAAGAGCTGGAAAGCCGCTATCAAGCATTGGAAAAGGAGGCGGGGCAGCTCAACGTCGTGTTGTCACTGGTCATTGTGGGCTTCGTGCTTGTATCCCTCTTTTTCTGGTTTTTCAACAAGCGTTCCAAAGACCGGAACAGAGTGCATCTCCGCCGTCTGCAGCTGATGCTGGATATCTGTCAGAAGATAACGGCATCCATTCCGGCAGATGCACAGACTGAGGAGGAAATCATCGACTCTATCCGGACGGCTGTCTGCCCGGAATTGGAAAAGCTGTTTGGAGTGAAGGACATCCGCATAGACAACGGGCAATTAGTGTTCCCGCGTCGGATGAGCAAGGATGAGCAGGCGATGGTACGGGTGATAACCCCCTATATCCAATGGGCAATCGACAACGGCATGACGTCCATCTCCCTTGGGGATGAGCGCCGCAGACTGGAAAAGCAACGCTACATTTACGAGCAGCACATCGCGGGGAACAAACGGCAAAATCTGATAAAGAAAGCATGTATGGCTATTGTCAACGGGATTCATCCGTACATAGACCGTATCATCAACGAAGTGCAGAAACTGACTCAAAAAGGATTCATCAAAGAGGAACGGATAAAGGAGGAGAAATACCAGTATATCGACGAGTTGGTTACTACCATCAACGAATACAATGATATTCTTGCCCTTTGGATAAAGATGAAGCAAGGAAGCCTTAGCCTGAACATAGAGACGTTCGAATTGAATGAACTTTTCGAGCTGCTCAGGAAAGGAAGCCGTACATTCGAGATGAAGAGACAGTCGTTGGAGGTGCAGCCTACGGATATCCGGGTGAAGGCAGACAAAGCCCTTACATTGTTTATGATAAATACACTGGCAGAGAATGCCCGTAAATATACCCCTCAGGGCGGTATGGTGAAAGTATATGCACGGCAGGAGGAGGATTACGTGGAAATCTCGGTAGAGGATAATGGTTGTGGATTGTCACCGGAAGATGTAGCTCGCATCGTGGGAGAAAAAGTATATGACTCAAAAGCCATCGGTATGAGTGACGCTCCCGACAAGGAGGAATTGAGGAAGAACAAAGGAAGTGGCTTTGGACTGATGAACTGTAAGGGCATCATTGAAAAATATCGCAAGACGAATGATTTGTTCAAGGTCTGTCTGTTCAATGTGGAGAGCGGGCTGGGAAAAGGCAGCCGTTTTTATTTCCGTCTGCCTGCCGGTATCCGTAAGTCTGTGTCGGTGTTGCTCGTCGTGTTGTTTTTGTGCATGTCATCCTGCCGGCATGCTGTGGAACAGACTGCTTCCGGAGAGGTGTTGCCGGATTCTTTGGCACTGCTTGCACAGAATGAATACGAAGCTTTGCTGGACGAAGCCTCCGATTATGCCAATGAAGCTTATTACTGCAATGTGGACGGAGAATACGAACTGGCTTTACAATACATAGATTCGGCAATGTATTGCCTGAACGAACATTACAAGCAATACGCCCATCCTATACATCGCTATATGACGCTGACCGGAGACGGGACGCCTGCGGAACTGGATTGGTGGAACCAGATGTTCAATTCGGATTTCCATGTAATTCTGGATATCAGGAATGAAGCGGCAGTCTCATTTCTTGCATTGAAGCAATGGGATGACTATAGTTATAATAATGCTGCCTACACCACCTTGTACAAACTGTTGGGAGAAGACCAATCCTTGGAAGAATATTGCCGGCAGCTGGAGCGTTCCACCAACAACAAGATGGTGGGCATTTTGCTGGCGGTGGTTTTGCTGTTCGTATTACTGTCGGGATATTACATACTCTATTTCCGTAAGCGTCTGGTGAACCGCTGGAATCTGGAGCAAGTACTGGAAATTAATGGAAAGGTGTTCAATGCCTCCTTGTTGCCGGTTTCGGATACGGAGGAAATGTTGCAGCGTGAGGAGGATACATTGAAGGAAATCCCGCGGCAGATTGTAGGTTCCGCTTTTGATGCAGTGAACGAACTTTTGAGTATCGACCGGTTAAGCATAGCTGTATACAACGAGACTACACATAAGCTGGAATACACTTCCAATCCAGTGGAAGATACCGCCGTGGACGAGTTGCCTATCTGGAGGAAATATATGGAGAATTGCTTTGAGCAGCAAGAGTACATATCGGAAAAGGGTATACAAACATTGCCGCTTGTTGTGGATGCGGGAAATATGTGTCGTTGCATAGGTGTGCTGTGTCTGGAACGCAGGGAAGGTACGGAGCAGGAGACCGACCATTTGCTTTTGGAACTGATAGCCCGTTATGTCTCCATTGTAATCTTCAATGCAGTGGTTAAGTTGGCTACGAAATACCGGGACATCGAAGTGGCTCAAGATGAAGCCCGGCGAGCTTCCTGGGAAGACAGTTTGCTGCATGTACAGAACATGGTGCTGGATAATTGTCTTTCGACCATCAAGCATGAAACGATTTATTATCCGAACAAGATAAAGCAGCTGATAGGGAAACTGCGGTCCGGCAAACAGACAGAAGCGGAGGAGCGGGAAACGGTGGTTGCCATCAGCGAATTGATAGAGTATTACAAAGGTATCTTTACGACACTCAGTTCATGCGCTTCCCGCCAGTTGGAAGAGGTGACTTTCAGGCGTGCGACAATATCTGTGCCGGAACTTATGGCTACTGCCGGGAAATATTTCCGCAAAGTGTATAAGGGAAACAAGGCGCATATTGATTTTAAGATACAACCGTTGGAAGGACGGATTACCGGTGACTGGAACCAGTTGCGTTTCCTGCTTGAAAACCTGATAGACGAGGCTTGCTCCGTAACTCTGGATGGAGCTGTCTGTCTGTCGGCCCGGGAAGATGGGGAATTTATACGTTTTCTGTTTATAGATATGCGCAGGGAAAAGACCCGTGAAGAATTGAACCAATTGTTCTATCCCGACTTGTCCCGCATGACGGCCGGTGAGAAAGGAGAACTGTATGGTACGGAATATCTGGTGTGCAAGCAGATTATCCGCGACCATGACGAGTTTGCCGGACGCCGGGGATGCCGTATCAATGCCGAACCGGGAAAGGAAGGAGGTTTTACAATATATTTTACGCTACCGAAAAAATGAAATATGGAAGACAAAAAATTTAAAGTAATCATCGTTGAAGATGTCAAGTTGGAGCTGAAAGGGACGGAAGAGATTTTCCGCCATGAAATTCCCAATGCGGAGGTAATAGGTACTGCTATGACTGAGCAGGAGTTCTGGACATTGATTGAAGCCGGCGTGCCGGATCTTGTTCTGCTGGACTTGGGACTGGGAGGTTCGACCACAATCGGGGTGGACATCTGCCGGAATATCTTCAAGCGTTATCCGGGAGTACATGTGCTGATATTCACGGGAGAAATATTGAATGAGAAGTTATGGGTGGACGTACTTGAAGCCGGCGCTGACGGCATTATCCTGAAAACCGGAGAGTTGCTGACCAAAACCGATGTGCAGGCAGTGATGGACGGCAAGAAGCTGGTCTTTAACTATCCGATACTGGAGAAGATAGTGGAACGCTTCAAGAAATCTGTCCTGAATGATGCAAAACGTCAGGAAGCAATCATAAGCTATGATATTGATGAGTATGACGAGCGTTTCCTCCGTCATTTGGCACTGGGCTATACCAAAGAAATGATTGCCAATCTTAGGGGAATGCCTTTTGGAGTCAAGTCGCTGGAGAAACGGCAGAATGACTTGGTCGGCCGTCTTTTCCCGCCTAGTGAACGGGTGGGGGTGAATGCCACTCGTCTGGTGGTGCGCGCATTGGAACTTCGAATCTTGAATATAGACAATCTGGAAGCCGACGATGAGTAAACTCCGAATGCCACATCCCGCTACGATGTTCTTCCTGCTGACGCTGGCAGTCATCCTCCTTTCATGGATATTCGATGTCTATGGCCTGAGCGTGCTGCAACCGCAGACTGGAGAAGAAATACGGGTGCAGAGCCTGCTGAGTCCGGAGGGCATACGCTGGCTGCTGCGCCATGTCATAACCAATTTTACGGGATTCGCTCCATTAGGGCTGGTGATTGTGGCTATGTTCGGAATAGGGGTGGCACAGCATTCGGGTTTCATCGATGCATGTATTCGCAGGGGGGTACGACGTCCACGTGATCCTTGGCGCATTATTCTGCTGGTCATTGTCTTAGGACTGTTGTCCAATATAGTGGGAGATGCAGGATATATCATTCTGTTGCCGATAGCTGCAACTTTGTTCCAGTCTGTCGGTCTGCACCCCATTGGAGGTATAATTACAGCTTATGTTTCAGTCTCTTGTGGCTATAGCGCTAATGTGTTTTTGAGTACATTAGACCCCATGATTGCCTCTGTAACGCAAGAAGCGGCTGATAGGATGAATATTGCTCCGGGGCAGACTGGACCGTTGTGCAATTATTATTTTCTCTTCGTTTCCACGTTCCTGCTTGCATTCATCATTTATCATATTACCCGCAGGAGCTTGTTGCCGCACTTGGGAGTGTATGCAGGGGATATTCATTTTAATGGCTACAAACAATTGTCCCGCAAGGAACGGAGAGCTATGTTGGGAGCTGTATTTGCAGGCTTGCTGTATATTGCCATTATTCTGTGGGCTACATTCTCTTCATGGGGGATATTGCGGAGTGTCAATGGTGGGTTGATTCGTTCTCCGTTTATAGTCGGTATTCTGTTTTTGCTTTCGTTTGGAATAGGTTTGATGGGGATGGTCTATGGTTTTGCCTCCGGCCGATACCGTACGGACGGTGATGTGATAGAAGGACTTACGCAGCCGATGAAACTGCTGGGCGTTTATTTTGTGATAGCTTTCTTTGCCTCACAGATGTTTGCTTGTTTTGAATATTCCCACTTGGACAAGTGCATTGCCATTTTAGGCGCTAATCTGCTGTCCTCCGCCTCTTTGAGTAGTTTATGGATATTGATTCTCTTCATTCTTTTTACGGCGCTGGTCAATCTCTTTATGGTATCTGCCACAGCTAAATGGGCTTTCATGTCTTTCATTTTTGTTCCGGTATTGGCAAGTATGGGCATTTCGCCGGATATGACCCAATGTGCGTTCCGTATAGGTGACAGTGCAACAAATGCCATAACACCTTTTATGTTCTACATGCCACTTGTCTTGACCTATATGCAGCAATATGATAGGCAATCCACTTATGGTTCACTGCTGAAGTATACTTGGAGATATTCTTTAGTCATTCTATTGGCATGGACTGCCTTATTTGTACTTTGGTACATCAGCGGTTTGCCATTAGGACTGTAATATCATAACCGATGAACAGCCCGTTTTCGATAACCCCGGTAATGGCTTTCAGTTTCTGTTCCAAATCAGGAACAATGTTGCTGAGATGAATGTCAAGAATGAAATTACCGTTTTCGGTAAATACCGGACCGTCTTTTCTTTCTGCAAGACGTAGGCTGATTTTTGAAGCTCCCAATAAGCGTATCTCGTTTTCCACATGGGAGAGAGCATGTGGAAACACTTCTACCGGTATGGGGTATTTGCTCCCCAGTTTGCTGACAAGCTTGCTCTCATCGACAATGATGTAAGTCTTACCACTGCTTTTAATTAGGAGCTTCTCCTTAAACATGGCTCCACCACGTCCTTTGATGAGGTTATTATGCGGATCCACTTCGTCTGCACCGTCGAATGTCCAATCCGGACGCTTATTCCACAGAGTAGTTTGCGGCAGGCCAAGCTGTATACATGTCATCGAAATTTCGGCAGATGCCGGAATGATTTCTATATGCAAAGATTCTTGTTTAACTCGTTGAGCTAATGCAAACAAAGTGAGATAAACGGTAGAGCCGGAGCCTGCTCCTATGACATCACCGTCTTTGGCCAGTCCGGCAATCTCCTGGGCTACCAATTCCTTACTCGCCTTATTGCTGATTTTATTTGACCATTGCAATTCCTGTATCAACTGATTTTCCCATTCCATCTCTTTAAAATTTAGTTGTTATTACTCTTTCATTCATTTTCGGGTCAATGCTACTTTTCCTACTTGAATATTCCTCCATATTTTTACTTTTTATAATTAGTAACATTGATAATTTGCAAAATGTTTTAATACATCTGTATATAAATACCGTGTATCTTGTTTGTAAAGGTAACTAATCATTACTTTTTATGTAGCAAATGAGCCTTTTATACATAGGTAACGAAAAAAGGTGATACAAAAATTTGCAATATTCGTAAAAAAGCGTACCTTTGCACCGCAATTAAGGCTGGTTCCGTAGCTCAGCTGGATAGAGCAACGCCCTTCTAAGGCGTGGGTCTTGCGTTCGAATCGCAACGGAATCACAACGATAAGGCAAGTAGTCGATAAAAAGGCTGCTTGCCTTTCGTCGTTTAGCTGGGTATCAACGATTTACTACCTTGCCAATTTCGACAGAATTTGTGCAAAAAGTAGGTAACATAGCAGAAACACAGCTTTCCGTAGTTCCACTTTTCCGGTGGGTAGAAATAATTTAGAAAACAAAAATGAGTACGGTAAGAGTCATCCAGAACAAGCAGAGATTGACCAAAGAGGGCAATGCTCCGCTATATATAACCTTTTATCTCGGTAAGGAAAAGTTAATGCTTCCTTGCAAAGTGTCTGTGCCTGCTGCTAAATTTGACGAGAAAAGCGGACTTCTCAAAGGAAACAGTAAGGAAGCAAAGGATATAAATCTTATTGTGAGTAACCTGAAAGCACGTGTCAACGATATATTGGTGAAGTTCCGGCTGAGGAACCAGGCTTTGACAAAAGATATTTTCATGCGGGAGTATAACAATCCAAGTGATTATAAGACTTTCCATGATTTCGTGAAGGAGCATATGAAAACCTACAGCCGGCGAATAGAGATGGGAACGTTCAAGCATCATCTGAGCTGTATGAAAAAGTTCAAGGCATATAATGAACTGTTACAGTTCCGGGACCTTACTCCGGATTATCTGACTGACTACTTGATTTACATGAAAAAGGAGCTTGGAAATACGGAGATAACCGCACAACGTAATATGTCCACCATCAAGATATATGTCACTGCAGCCTACAGAAAGGGCTATATAGAAGAAAATCCTTTCCAGGAATTCCATATCAAAAGAATAAAAAGCGATGTGGACTATCTGACAGAGGAGGAGCTGATGCAGTTTGTGCAATTATACTATCAAAGAACATTGCCGGAAAAGCTTCAGCTGACGTTGGCCTTCTTCCTTTTCATGTGTTTCACGAGCATGCACATTACGGATGCACGTATGTTCTGTATCGAGCAGGTAAACAATGATGTGCTGACTTACTACCGTGTGAAGAACCGGAACTGTAAACCGGAACCGATAAAGATTCCGATGCCGGTACCTGCGGAAAAACTTCTGGAAGAATGGGCAGAGGGTAGGGAAGAAGGACGTCTGTTCAGGAACGTTCAATGTGACCAGGTCGTTAACCGACAGTTGAAGGCCATTGCCAAGGAACTGGGGATTAACAAAAAAATATCGGCCAAGACAGGAAGACATACGTTTGCAACTATTTATCTCCGGAAAACAAAAGACTTATCCAGCCTGCAAAAATTGCTTGGACATAGCAATATCCGGGAAACGATGATTTATGCGCACGTCATGGATGAGAGCAAGCGGGAAGGCATGCAATGTTTCAATAGCTTCACCCTATAATAGGGGCCAAAAGCCGTACAATCGTGCGGATGATTCATAATGTTTTATTTATCAAATAAATGCGGCTGCACCGATTTGTACAAGTTCGTACAAAATGAGGTGCAGCCGCACGAATTTATGCTCTCTCGTACATCACCCAGTAGGGTTGTCCTGCCAAATATTCTACATGGTACCCGGCATCAGCCAGTTGTTTGGCCAGCGCCATCGGAGCGACATCGACAATGTTCGACAGCTCGTATACCAGTTCAGCGGTGGTCTTGTAACATTTCTGTGAAGTGGTACCGATGGGCGAGTAGTTCTGGCCGATGAAGTTTGCTATGGCTTTCTGCCGCTCGGCTTGTTGCTTCTCCAATTCGTCTTGTTTGTCCGGTTCTTCGTCGTTTTGATAAGAACGGAATCCTATTTTCTTGCTCATTGGGCACCTCCTTTCTCTTCTTCCGGAGTCAAGCTTCTTATCATGGATGACACTATGCGTAAATCACTTATTACGGATATAATGTCATCAGCACTAACTTCATTACCGACCTTTAAGTCCAGGATTAATCCGGTGGCTTTGTCTATGGAATTGCAAAAAGCATAAGCACCGCCACTCTGCAAAATCGAGATGGTTTCGCTGATGGAGGAAGTCAATACGATGTTGTTGATTTCGGTATTCATTCTTTGCCTCCTTTCTGTTCCAGCATATTCGCCTTCTCACTGAACTGATAAACGGAACGTACTTTGCAAATATCGAGAAAGAATACCGTGTCGGGGCATCCACCACTTATGACATGAGCCTCGATACGTATGGTACGGTCATTGTCAATCGGGCTGGCAGTATATTGCATACGTTTCATCTTCGGATGTTCGGCATTGATGCGGTTGACCACATCGCCTATTTCATGCTTGAGTGCATCCAGGGAAAGTTCATCCTTGATAAGAACATCTTTATACTTCTCTACATAATCAATAACCTTTTTCCATGCCCGGTTCTTGGGGGAATAGGTCCGCAGATGGTAAACAAAGAACATCATGCTTTGCCTCTTTTCTCATTAAAGGTGATGTTGACTGTCCCACCATTGACATAGATGGAAATGGATTTGTCGCTACGTGCTGCACGGATACGTTTACGTCCGGCGCACAGTTCAATACCCAACTGGGCAAACAGTTCTTGAACCTTCTCTGCGGATACATAGCGTCCGCGGGCGCTTTGGGCTTGTTTTGTCATAATGAAACGCTATTTAAATAAAACAATATATTGAATAATACAATGCTCTAATAAAAGACGGGAAGGGAGCTTTCTCCAAAAAATCAGAAAACCTATCAAAAAAGAAAGTTCCGCTTTCCCGTTGCGTTTCACCTTGACAAGGCAGTGGGTGCATTAACACTCCACACGGGGGTCGGAACTATATGATACCATTGGGCATAAAAAATGCCAACGGCAAAAGTTGGCGAGCTGTCTCGCCTTGTCAAAATGAAACGCACCACAAAGATGAGAGTTTATTTTGAAACAGCAAAAGAAAAGCGGAGATTTTTTGTTTCTCCGCTTTTAATGTTACATTAAAAAGTTATACTGGCAGACAACCCACCTGGTGATGCTGACATTTTCAAGTATTTACCAGCCAACCATTCATAACGCAAACTCGAAGCATACAGAATGACAGCAGCCGCTCCAAAAATGACACTGGTTCCAGCAACAGCCACTTCATAGTCTTCGCTGTTATTAAAGAACCAGATTCCTCCACTGACGGCCGCACATGCTAAGGACGCTGTTTTGAATCGGGAAGATTTAAGCATCATGTGTCCAGCTTCAAATTGTGGATTCCCTACATCTTTTCTCAATTTTAACGACTGCATAAAAGTCATTGGCTGTTTTTCGGCATTTGGATTCTGCCCATCGACTCTCTCCGGATGTCCCGGAGGTATTTGCCTCTCAGTTGTTTCTGTGTTTCTACGATTTTCACGTCTCATTTCCGGACGTTCTTGTGCTAAAACAGTGTTTGCCACTAAAGACAGAACACAGATTAAAAATAAAACTCGTTTCATATTCAATTATTTATAGTATTTTTGCAAAAAAACAATGCTGTTATGTATTTTGTAGATAAAGATATTTCCGTTATAATCAAAGAGGTTGTGTCTTTAAGAAAAGATGTAACCCGGATTAAAAAACATCTCGTAGCTACTCCCATAGCTTTCTTAATTGGTCTTTTGTTAGGGCTCCTATTTTAAAAACTTATGAATCCTACTTGTTATAAAATACTTCAGGTTATCATTTGGCTTATAGGGCTTATTTTTGTAGCTGCCATTTCTTATATCTGCTATACTTTAGGGGCATCACTAAAATAACAATCCAAGCAGAAACGATATGATACCAACCACGGCACTTACAGCCCCTATGACTTTTCCTGCGACTTTGAACTGTTCTTTTATGGATAGTTTTCGCTGATAATTCTTCATCCCCCTGCGTGCCATCTTCTGTCCTTCCGGTGTCAGTCGGAGCCAACCTTCACCAAGCAGGGCAACCAGCTTATAGTCGTTTATCAACGTGTCGAACACGAAGCTGATGTCTATCCTATCCATTCTTTCAGCAAACTCTTTAAGCAATAGGCTGCGTGCGCTATCCTTGTTGACACGCCCGTCATGCTCCACCAGTATTCCAAGCAGTCTGTCTGCTATCCTTATTTGTCTTTCAGTCATCGTATTAAAATGGCGAATCCCTTATCAAAACGCGCCCAAAGGTATAGCCACACCTTAACCCGGTTTTACGGATTACGTTTTGAAAAGGGATTCATATTGATAAACGTATAGCTATGTTGTATAGGGCACTGCAAAGATGCCTATTATATTTCACATATCCAACAACGGCTAACAAAAAAGGCTTCCAGCCCGTGGAAGCCCTCTATCACATTTAAAACTTTACGGCCTTGCAATAGACCGGGAAGTATCTTTCATTATGTCGCCAAGCTCGGATAGAGCTAAAGACAGGGTATTCAGTTCATCAGCGGTAAAGTTGGCAGGTTTGCCGTTTACCGCACTTCCGTTAATCCGTTGATATAGCCATTGGCGTGTTCTGCCAAAATAGTGCTGGGCAATATACGACATGGAAGCGAAAGGCAATACTTTTTCTAAGGTCTGCCTGATTTCCACTGTTTTCACAATGGCTTGGGCTTCATCGATTGATTGCCTGGCACCATCTTGGAATGCTTGCGCAAACGCTTTTTTATCCTCTGGTGAAAGCGTCTGCAGAAAAGCCCTGAAACGTTTTTTATGGTCGGCCAATTCCTCCGGAGTATTGCATTTTACATATTCCGACTTCCATTTTCCCAATTCTTTCTGTACGTCCATAAGCCTAAAAATTATATGTTAGAGAAAAAGTAGCCCCCTCAAGGAGGGCTACCGTTTTCATTCAGCTTGTCTTGTGCATCATTCAAGTCATCGAGACAATCATTGATGCCTTCCTCAAGCTCCTCATCGGAAATCCAATCAGTATTCTGAATGTCATCCCAATAGAGGGAAAAGAAGCTGAGGTCTTTTTTCGCAGCTTCAATCCGAGCCTTTAGCTCTTCGTCTTCAGTCATAAAAAGATCGCGATACATTATGACACTGCAAATATAATAACCTTTTGGTAATTACACAAGGGAAAAAGGAGTTATTTTTGAGAGCAGATGTCTTTTTAACATTATTATTCTATCCGGTAAAAAGTCCCCTTCAGTACCTTGCTTAATCCATCGACATCTATTTCCGTTTCAATCTTCTCGCACAAATACTGCTTGTTGCCTATAAGAAACACCTTATTCACATCTGGCAGCTTATTGGCTTGGAACTGGATTGTGTAAGGGATATTGGAGTGAAACAGACTGAGTGTCGACAACCGATGTCCGACACTGTCCGGACAAACATCGTTCAAGCTTAGGGAATACGGAAGGAAGTCCGTGAGCTGTGCTCCGGTCTTCTGCTGGTAGTCCGTAAAAGGATAGGCATAATCATAGGCATGTGTCTGACCGCTGTAAGTTACGTTCTGCCGGTTGAACTTACCGGTATTGACAGCCACTTCCATGTGCCCGTTTTTTTCCTGCTTCTCCTTCAGCTCCACGTCACCGTTTATGGCTTCCTGGACATTGAAGCGCTCCTGCTTGGCAACAGTAGCCTGGTAGCCCACCGCGGGTATGTTCAATACCATGGAGGTGTACGGACGGGACAAATCGTAATCAGCTACAGAGCCATACACGCCGACATTGAATTGAATAATTTTAGCTGGGACGATTCCGAGTGAGGTCTCTACATCGGACGATTCCGGGTCACGGATTAAATCCGCATACAAATTGACTTCACGCAGCGTATTCTTATCATTTTCATTGTAGTTGATATAATACCGTTTGCCAACAATAAAGATTGTACTTTTCTTGTCACTGTCACCCATTCCGTTGTATGCGGCCAGCATTGCATCGTAAGAATCATATTCTTGTTTGTATGCAGCCTCTATGATGTCCCTTTCAATTCGCAGATAGCCGTCATCCGTATGGGAAGGCAGATTGTAGCCCACATTGCCAGTGCTCAAGTCTTTCTCATTCTTTTCATCTTCAATATCCACAGTGAACTCCCGTAGCAGGGAAGATGCAGGAATTATCTCCTTTCCGGATTCTGTAAAATAATCGTTAAGCCCTACGAGACTCACCACTTTGGTGCGTTCGTTGACCACCGTAACCGCACAAAGGAATTTCTCCAGTTCATCAAAGAATTCGGAAACAGTCCAGTGCGGCAATGCGGCGGCCACTCGGTTGCTGCTTACCGCGCTGCATACATAAACGTTCCGCAAGAAATTGTTATCAAAGAAGGAGGTATCGAACGTATAGCCAAAATGCTCCACTATTCTTTTGATGACTGTCAAAAGGTATGGTTGTACACATCGACGGCCATAATAGGGGCAAAGGGTAAAATTGTTCGTGCCGAACTCATAGATTGCATCGTTCTGAAGATTCTCCCATTTGGCTTCCTGATAGAGCACCGGCAACCATACAGCTTCAATGTCGTCCACCGAACCGTAGTAGTTCACCATATTGGCAGGTGGCTGGAAACGGTTCTGATTGTTGTTCGGCCAACTGATTGTACCTAAATCAAGTTCGTCAATATACAGATCATCATTCGTCAGCAGATTGAATTCCGCATTACCCGATACGAGCTGTACCTTAACCAGTGCATCTTCTACTGAGAGTAAAACTGCACTGCCGTAAAGCAGGCATCTGGCGTCAACGATGAGTGTGGCCGGAAGGATAGTCTTTTTTTTCGTCACATCCAGTCTGTTCACGTGCTTGAATATGGCATGATTGGCAGGCATGGGGAGTTCTATGTCCAAGGAATAATTGGAGCTACGGGTGAAATACGGATTCTCGGAGGTGAACGTAATGTTGAACCCTTCAGGAAGGGCGGCCAATTGCCCGTCAATGTATAATTCTGTCATTGCTTGTTGCGTGATTTATTGTTGTTCAACTTCTGATACTCTTTCTGAGCCTGGTTGATACCCCGTTTGCCGGTAACATAAGTTTCCGCCACCAGCGGATCATCCAGCCTGTTTTTAAGCTTCCGCAATACGCGGGTACATTCTATCAGCATCGCCACCATAGCCGGGTCATTGGTCGTCGTTGTGGCACTGGCAGCGGGTGCTTTGGCTGGTACGGTACGTGTACTCTTTCCGGAACCTGCCACAGCCGCTATGTCTTCAGCTGTCAGATTACCGACATTACCGCTACGCTGTGCCACGTCAATGGCGTCGAATATCGGTCGCAGATTCGGATTGGCCACAGCAAAACGGTTGGCGACGAATTCATTGGAGTGTACAATACCTTGCGGCTGATTCCAATCACCTGGACCGGTATAGCCACCGGTGTAGAAATTACCAATGGCTGTTTTGGCAGTGGCAAAAGCAGCTTTGATGGCAAGTATTTTACCAATTGATGCCAAAGCGCCAATAGGATTAAGGAGAAAGCTTTTTATCGTAACGCTACCGATGGCCAATATCATTTCCTTCTCCACAAAACTAAGCATTGTTTGTAGGATACTTCTCAAAGAGTCACGGAAACCTTCTTGGTTACCGGTCATGAGATTGCCAAGCGCATTACCTATTTCGGTAGATGTTTCTTGCAGTAAGCCGATAATGTCTTTCAACTTTTGTTCAGCTTCATTTTCCAATCCTCCCAAGTAATCTACAAGTGGAGAGTTTTCCGGATCAAGTTCCAATTCCTCTTGTGCATTTTGCATTTCTTTGTACAATGAAGAAAAATATCCTTTAAAGTTCAACGGGTTGCCTTCTTTGGACTTATAAGCATCAGAGATTACGTTTTTAAGTCTTTCGTTATAATATTCCTGCTCTTTTTTGCTCTCTTTGCCTTGTATCTTTTCCCGTTCTTTCTGGTATTTTTTACGAATGTCCAATACTGCCTGCTGGTATTCTTCTTCAGACATGAGTTTGCGTTCTTGCCCCTGCTTTAATGTCAGTAGTTCACTTCTTTCTTGTGCATCCAATTTATTAAGCTGCTTCTGTTTCTCATCATCTGCATATCGGTCTATCCCGCTGAGAATATCACGGATTTTTTCTTTTAACTTGAGTTGTTTATCAAGAATTAAATTATTTATCTCTTCACGTTTCTCTGGTTCCAGGCCGGCAATTTTGAGCTTTTCATTCAAATATTTAATTTCCAAATCTGATAAAAGCTGCAAATATTCCTCTTGTGTCATTTTATCATTGGACAAATAATGCTGTTTCAATAGAGTCTGTTTCGCCAAATGCTCACTTTCTATCTTTTCCAATTCCTTGCTGACACGTTTTTTCCGCTCTTCTTCAGATTCAGAACCTCCACCACTGCCACCGTTTCCGGTAATTGTTGGAGAATCTGGAGTAATAGTCTTGTATTTATCGTTGATGGCAAGCAACTGGGAGGTATAATCCTGCATCATCTGTTCGTAATACCGAACGTTATCGTCAAGACGTTTTTTCTGGGTAGCCCATACGCGGTATGCAGTGGGTGATATCCCGTTGACTGCTGCAAGTTCCTCAACGGACTTGTCCATATTGATGGGGTCATTTATCTCCCATTCGAGATTTTTAAATTTCATGGCATCGGAACCGTTCTCCTGAATCCATTCTGACCTTTGTGCCAGGGCTTCTTGTAATTTGGCATTGGCCGCTTGCTGTTTGGCTGTGAGCAACAGCTTTTCTACATAACCGTCCAGCGCTTGCGTGTTGTTGTTGATAAGCACCCCCTCTTCCGTCAATGAAGCATGATATTCCGGAACAATGGACTGAATATCTTCTAATGCAGCCTTCCGTTTTTCATATGGTTCTTTAGAATCCTCAAGCACTTTCCGTAAAGCATCCAGCTTATTTTTTTCTTCGCTAATGCTTTTTTCAGCCTCTCTATTCATAACCACCAGTTCCTTTTGCCTACGTGCTGCAGCAGAAGTACGCTGAGCGTAGATATACAGTCCTGTTGCTGCGGCTGCAACGGTTGTGGCAATAGCAACAAAAGGATTTAATCCTAATACCGCCCATGCTGCCCGTGCCGCTTTAGTTGCGGCAGAGAAGCGGAAGGTTAAAGTCTCCAGCGCTGCTCGGAAAAGTAGTGTACTTGCTGCCACTGTCCGGGTTACGATATTATGAGAGCGCATCTGTAATATCAACCTGCCTATTGCCTTGTAATCTCCTGCCAATGCGTCGTTCAAAGCAGTGGTGGCTACCCGGTAAGCCGTTTGGATGGCGATTCCTGCTCGTAAGACTAAGTTGTAAGTAGTATGATAAAGAGATATGAGCTTTAATGTGGTATAATAAGCTGCCAGAGGAACCGTTAGTGTTATTACTGTTGTGCCCCATTTTTTGCACCAGTCAATCAATCCCGGCAAATACTTGAGCACATTGGTCAGCATATTTGCACTCACCGTCAGAGCCGGATTCAACTTTTCGCCAAGGTCAATGGCTGCCAGCTTCATCTTATTACGTGCCTGCTCCAGTTTGGCCTGTGCAGTATCACTGTTTATGGCCGCCTGCTCATACGCCACATTGGTACCGGTGACGGCAGCGGTGAAGTCTTTCACCATCTCTGTGTTCTGAAGGATTACGGATGCGGTATTGTAGCCTTCCTCCCCGAACATTTTCTTGATGGCGCCTGCGTCCATGTTCTTGTTCTTCAGATTCTCCAGTGCCTTATCCAACCCGACAATTTTAGGGTTGGTCTCGTCCGCTCCGGTCTGAAGAACAAGAAAGAATTTCTTCAATCCCGTTCCGGCCACTTCATCCTTTATACCCCGATAGGCAAGCGTTTCGATCAATGCGACCGTCTGTTCAATGGGAACATTGGCCGAAGCCGCTGCGGTACCTGCATTCCGGATAGCCTTTGCCTGGCTTGCGATATTGGCGGAACCTGCCTGGGAGCCGGCAGCCAATACGTTGGTAAACCGTCCTGTCTGGTCTGCTGCCGCCCCATATTGGTTGAGTGATAAGGTAAGTGAATCAACCGCTTCGTTCAAGGTGATGTCCTTGGCTGCCGCTTGCAACCGCATGGCTTCCTCCGTAACAGCCTTGAGCGCTTCCTTGTCTCCAAGCAGTTCCGGCTTGGCCGAACCGACCAGCATGAACGCATCCAGGATTTCGGCTGCCGACTGGCGGACACGCAAGCCCTCTTTTGTCATGGTGGTGGAAAGAGTCTTGGCCTGCCCGGTCAACCAGGCAATGCTGTCATCATCAAGTCCGGTCAAGGCTTTCAGTCCGGCCTGGGACTCCTCCAACTTGTTGCGTTCGTCTCTGATGGCGCGCAAGGCGAGGGTAACACCGGTCAGGAAACCTATTACGGACAAGATAACTCCACCGAAACGGTTGAACCAGTCCACCATACTACCAATACTGACAGTCGCTTTCTTGGTTTCGGCGGTGATGCCTTTTATCTCCTGGCGATGCTGTTTTAAAATCCCCTGAAGATGCTGTATCTTCGCCATGGTGCGGTTGTATTTCTCAGAGCCGCGTGTCATTTCCTTAATGTCACGCTGTAGGCGTTTCATCTCCAAATCAATGGAATTGATGTCATTCTTAATTTCCTTGCCATCGATGTACAAGTAGACACCTCTTTTGACAGTCTTGTCATTTTTTGCCATAACGTTTTTCGATTGTTATTTTATCAAACTTCTGAAGCACATTCTTGAGTGCCTGGTCACCGTAATACTCTCCGGATAAATCAGCCAGTGATTCGATGTTATCCACAATGGGAGGGTCTAACCAGGGTAGGGGACTTCGCCGGATAACGGCATAGTGTTCGTCAACGGTACGCATGCGCCGGATGCGATATTCAGAAACACGTAGAGAACGCAGTTCCTGACGTTTCTTCTTATCGCTCCATGCCGAATGTCCCTTCATTATAATTCCGTTCTTGACGATATATCCACGCCCGGCGCCATACTCCCGGTACGTACCATACCGGGCAAAGCGGAACCCCAGACCGACATAAGCCGGTCCACCTTCACGGTCTTTCAGCCAACGGGATTGCAGTTCCCTACGCAATCTGCCGGTTGCGTGTGTCCGTTGTAGAATATTTACGGAGGTATTCCTGACTTTCCACGTCCAGTTCTCAACTCCTCGATTGAATTTCTCGGAGGTCATTAAACTCTTTTCTTCAGTTATTGCCATAAAAAAGCCTTTAGTTCCGGACACAAAACTAAAGGCTGAAAAGAGTGGAAAAAAGGACAAGAATTCAACGGACAGAGAACTTGAAATCATTGACCCGGTTCAGCCATCCTTTCCGGAATACAAGCTGCGACGGGTCCCTTTTACAGATTTCTTCAATAAACCGGATTCTGTCTGTCTTGATAGCTTCGAACAGCTGCCGTTGGTTGGCCAGATTGATACTTGCAACCGTCTGAGGACCTACGATGCCGTCTACATTGATTTGCAGTAGTTGTTGTACCCTTGTGATACCGGGACGTCCGGAGGCCCACACCCAATCCACACAGATGTTCGCAATGGACTGGTTGTGTATGAAGTCTGCTTGGTAACGGTCCCAATAATACTTCTTGAAAACATGAAAAACGTCATCCGGAGTAATCATGCGTAAATCATCTGCATCAATGTCTCCGTCACCATCCTTGTCATAACCGCATGCTTTCCACGTAGACAAGGTTATCCCCATATTGGTTTTGCCACCTTTGTCATTTTTGTGGTCACTCCATCCGCCTTCCCATTTGCGGATGACCTTGAATAAGATTTCTACTTTTGCCATAACTATGAATTAATAGAACAGTGGCAAAAGTAACGTATGACTTAATTTTTATGTAGGACATGCATTCTCCGCAAATGGTCATCCAATGTTTTAGGATTGCATTTCAATTTACGACAGATTGCAGCCTTGGAATATCCGTAATCGAGCATGGTACGAATAAGAGCTTCTTTACCCGTCAGCTTGTAATGCGAGTTATGCCCACCCTTATGCCGCCCTAATTTCTGTCCTTCGGCAACACGCCTGGCAAGACCTTCTTT